AAAACCTGCCACCTTGGATGTCAACTGCAACAATCACCATCGATAACCGCTCTTCGTTTGAGCTTTCAAACGGCTCTCAGATTAAAGCATCTTCCACCTCTGGCGACGCCGGCCGTTCAGAAGCGTTGTCTTTGTTGGTGATTGACGAGGCTGCTCACGTTGAAGGACTTGACGAGCTGTGGATGGGTTTGTATCCCACCCTATCAACTGGTGGACGCTGCATTGCATTGTCAACTCCAAACGGTGTTGGAAACTGGTTTCACAAGACGTTTGCCGACGCAGACGAGAACAGGAATGATTTTCACTCAACAACATTGCCGTGGGATGTGCACCCAGACAGAGACAAATCTTGGTTCGAAAAAGAAACAAGAAACATGTCACGCCGCGATATTGCACAAGAACTTGAGTGCTCTTTCCTTGCATCTGGTGAATCAGTAATCCATCCCGATGACATTGGTAGACTCGAAGGCGACGTTGTTGAGCCAAAATATAAAACAGGTTTTGATAGAAACTTGTGGATGTGGGAGGAATTCAAGCCTGAGAACTCTTATATCCTTGTTGCCGACGTTGCGAGAGGCGACGGCAAAGACTTTTCAGTATTCAACATCGTTAAGTTGGAGACTATGGAAGTTGTTGCTGAGTATCAAGGCAAGCCAAGCCTTGAGCAGTTCGCAGGAATCCTAAATACTACAGGAAAAGAGTATGGCGACTGCATGTTGGTGGTGGAGAACAACAACGTTGGTTTCAATGTCTTGGAGAAACTAATAGCATTTAATTATCCCAATTTATACTATTCTCAGAAGGGCTCGCACGAATATGTTGATCCCTTGGTTGCAGAAACAAAGTCCTCGGCAGTCCCAGGTTTTACCACCTCGATGAAGACGCGCCCCCTAATCATCGCAAAATTGGAAGAATATATCAGAAATAAACTACTTAAAGTGTATTCTGTGCGTTTAATCAGCGAAATGCGAACATTCGTATGGAATCACGGACGCCCCGAAGCGATGCGAGGATATAATGATGATCTCATGATGTCCCTCGCTATTGCCTGTTGGGTAAGAGACACTGCGATACTTACGAATAGTAGGTCCGTAGAATACAGTAAGGCTTGTTTGGACGCGATGATTGTAACAAATACAAAAATAAATACTAAAATTCCTGGACAAATGGGTTATAATAGTTCATTAGATATGGAAAAGGGAAGACAAAAAGAGGCAACTCTTAAAGATTACCAAGACTACATGTGGCTTTACAAAGGATAGAAGATGGCAGATAACACTAGAAACCCAAGAAACCCGGCATCAGCACTTTTCGGCAGACTCACCAGACTCTTCTCTGGACCGATTGTTAACCGCCGTACACAAATGTACCGTCAGCAACGACGGAAAGACTTAGATAAATACAAATATCAGTTTAAGTCAGCAAGTGGCAGACAATTCAAGAAGGCAACATACAACCCCTTCGACGTCATGCACACAAACCAGATTTCAAACCAGAACCGCGCAGAGCGGTACATGGACTTCGATCAAATGGAATACACTCCTGAGATTGCTTCTTCCCTGGACATCTACGCAGACGAGATGACGACATACTCTCAGATTCAAGAGATGTTGACTGTCCATTGTCCCAACGAAGAAATTAAAACTATCCTTGACTCTCTTTACAAGAATGTCTTAAACCTCGAATTTAACATGTTCGGTTGGTGCCGCACCATGTGCAAGTACGGAGACTTCTTTTTGTACCTCGACATCGATGAGGAAGAAGGAGTGAAGAGTGTTGTTGGGCTACCCCCAGCAGAAATTGAGAGACTAGAAGGTGAAGATCCTACGAATCCAAACTACGTCCAGTATCAGTGGAACTCAGGCGGCTTAACTTTCGAGAACTGGCAGATTGCTCACTTCCGCATCTTGGGCAACGACAAGTACAGCCCATACGGAACTTCTGTCCTCGAACCAGCTCGTCGCATCTGGCGTCAGCTTCTTTTGCTAGAAGACGCCATGATGTCCTATAGAATTGTTCGCTCTCCTGAGCGACGTGTGTTCTACATTGACGTTGGCAACATTGCTCCACAGGATGTCGAGCAGTACATGCAGCGTATCATGACGCAAATGAAACGAAATCAAATTGTCGATGCCCAAACCGGAAGAGTGGATTTGAGATATAATCCTCTGTCGGTAGAGGAGGACTACTTCATGCCTGTGCGTGGTGATTCCTCTTCCAAGATTGAATCACTTCCTGGCGGCACCTTTACCGGTGACATCGACGACGTTAAATATCTAAGAGACAAACTGTTTTCAGCACTCAAAGTGCCACAGTCATATTTGTCCAGAGGCGAAGGTGCAGATGAAGATAAGTCAACATTAGCTCAAAAAGACATTCGCTTCGCACGAACTATCCAACGCCTCCAGCGCAGCGCATTATCAGAGATTTCAAAAATTGGAATCATCCACCTTTACACCCTCGGTTTCCGAGGAGATGACTTGGTGGGCTTTACGCTTAGTCTCAATAATCCCTCCAAGATTGCAGAGCTTCAAGAGCTTGAGCACTGGAGAACAAAGTTTGATGTTGCTCAGGGAGCCACAGATGCGTTCTTCAGTAAGCGTTGGATTGCTTCTCACATCTTTGGCTTGACTGATGATGAAATCATTCGCATGCAGCGAGAAATGTTTTTCGACAAGAAACTCACTGCCGAACTTGAGGCTGTTGCCGAAGGCGGCGGCTCAGACATGGGTGGCGATTTTGACACTGGCGACGATGATTTAGATTTAGGTGACGATGATTTAGATTTAGGTGACGATGATTTAGACTTGGGCGCTGACGACACTGATGCTGCTGATGATGCTGGCGAAGTATACAACTCCAGGAGCCAAAGGAAAAGTCTATAAAAAACGTGGACAGCGTGGACACAAAGCTGCAGCTCGCAATTACAGCATGGACTCCCATGCCGGCGGCAGCAAAAGATCCACAGGTGTTAAAAACGTAGTACCGGGGCTGGAACCACTTTCTTCGCTCGCGAATGGCGTATTTGAGTCCAAAGCCACTAATTACAAAGAAGATGAGAATAAGATTCTCCAAGTAAGCCACGAGCTAAGAAACTTTGCTGAATCTCTCACCACCAAAAAAGAACCGGAGAAGCAATAATGAAAGCAAAGCATAACAAGAAAAGAAACACAGCTTTTATCTTCGAGGCTCTTAGTCAAGAAATGACAAAGGCTCTAGTTTCCAAGGATGACGACAAGAAAAAGAAAGTTGTCTCTATCGTGAAAGCTCACTTTAAAAAGGGCACCGAATTGAGAAAGGAACTAGAACTATACCAGAGTCTTAGTGAAAAGTCTGAAGTAGACAAGCAAATGGCATCACGCCTTGTTCAAGAGGCAAAGAATGTCCATGCCACTATTGATTCTGAAAAGTTGTTCTTGGAGCAGACTGCTTTGATTAATTCCATCAACAAAGAGCTTTCCAAGTCTGTTTTCTCCAATTTTGTTGGTAACTACAAATATCTTGCAACCATTTCACAGATGTTCAATTCCGACGCCAAAGTCAAAGAGCGCGTCCTTTTGGAAAACACTGTCGTTGATGCGATGACTGCGGATGCCGAAGAGCAGGAAATGAAGCCTGTCGATGCAGTCGTTTATAGAACATTCGTCAACAACTTTAACGAAGCATACTCCCCAGTTCTTCCCGATGCACAGAAGGAACTGTTGGGCAAATACATCTCTTCAGTCGCCGACAACGGACTTGAATTTAAAGTTTACATGAACGAAGAAGTCGGAAGACTCAAAGAGAAGGTTCAAGAATCACTAGAAGCGGAAGAAATCAAGACAGATTCCGAAATGCAGGAGTCAACAGAAAAAGTTTATAACCTTCTTGAAGAAATGGCATCTAAGCCAATTGACGAAGAGTTGATTCAACAAGTTATGAATATTCAGAACTTTGTATTGGAGGTGGAATCCTAATGGCTATCGAAATCGAAATTGATGCTAATCCCGAAACAGATAACAAGAAGCGGGAAGCAAAGTCAGAAAACATCACCTTTAAAATGAATGCTCGTCGTTCTCTCGATGGAAACATTATGATTATGGATCACATCGACATTGACATCGTTTATGCTCCCGGAACAAGAAAAGTTCTTACGTTTGCAAAAGACAAGCAGAGTGATATTGTCTACGCTGCACAAAACAGAATGTTTGAATATCTCGTTAGGAATGGCGTGGTAACTCCAGGCACTGTCCGAGGCGGCAACGTATATGGTTCTCTTGAAGGACAGGTTCCAGAGCCAGTTGGCGGATTAGATGCCACCAAGGTTTTCATGATGTCTGTTGGCAAGTTTCTCGAAGAAGAGCGTCCATACTTCATGTATGAAAAAGCCTACAAAGAACAAGAAGTTGACATGTGGACTGATCCTCCTGCTGACGAAACTACCGAACTTGGCGAAGTTCCTCAAGCTGCCAAGAAGGGTTCCATTGGAAAATTGAGGGGATACTGGAACGTCTAATGGGTCTTCTCACGTTTGTTTTGTGTGCCTATGGCTTAACACAAATCATTGTTTATGGTACAATATTTGATAAAATACGTCCAACTGATGGTTGGTTGGGTAAGCTTTTCTGCTGCTCAATGTGCACCGGATTCTGGGTTGGCTTCGTTCTTTGGGGAATAAACGGGTTTACGACACTATTTATGTTTGATAATAGCATCCTAACGGGGTTTTTGTTAGGGTGTCTTTCTTCTGGCACCAGTTATATCTTGTGTCAAACCATTGGAGACGAAGGAGTCAAGCATGAACGGGTGGACAAAAAAGTGGATGTTACAACCAGTAAGACGTTGCTGCAAGGGTAACTGACTCGGACGGGTGATGCCCGTCTTTTGATTTGGAGATATAGATGTCGAAGTATTTATTAACAGAATATTATGAGCTATGCCCTAATGGGACATGCGAAGATATGCTTACTGAAGCAGAGAAGCAGATGGTGAAGAACGGTTCTATGTTCCTCACTGGCGTTATGCAAAGAGCAGAAGCTAAGAATGGTAACGGCAGACGTTACCCTCGCGATGTTCTGCAGCGGGAAGTGGAGAACTATAAGAAGCTCGTTAGAGATAGGAGAGCGGTTGGAGAACTGGATCATCCAGACTCTGACGTTGTGAACCTAAAGAATTCTTCCCACATTGTCACCGACATTTGGTGGGACGGCGACGACGTTAAAGGAAAGGTTCAAATCCTTACAACACCTTCTGGGCAGATTCTTCGCAATCTCGTTGAGAGTGGTGTGAAGTTAGGAATCTCATCTCGCGGTTTGGGCTCTGTTGCTAATGCAGGCGGAGACACTATTGTCCAAGACGACTTCCAGCTTATTTGTTTTGACTTCGTTTCAGAACCTTCGACAACTGGTGCGTTTATGATGAAGGAAGGTAGAGAAAGAACCAATGCCATTGTAACCAAGGCAGACAGAATCAACAGAGCTTTAAACAACATCCTAAAGCCGTGGGAGAACAAGTAATGAAAATCCGAAAGTCAAGACTAAAACAAATTATTAGCGAAGAGGTGAATTTATCTAAATTCATTCCCACTAGAGAAGGTGACGAGCCAAGCATCATCGCTCCAGGTGTTGGAGATTTCGGCCAAGACGCCATCGCCGTCTTGAAAGATGCGAGAACTTTTATTGATAAGATGATTGAGGACAATCAAGTTTATGGAAACCTGCTAGATAGTGCAATGGCACGTCTCGCCGGTGTCTCAGTTTTCCAGAGAGAAATGGAGCCCCACTTAAACGAGGAAGAGCCAGACTTGCAGGAAGCTATTGTGCAGGAAATCATTCAAGCTATCTCAGAAATGAACGAGATTGAAGAAAAGGAAGACGCATGAAAAAGAGCGAACTTAAAAAAGCACTAAAACCAATCATTGCAGAGTGTGTTAGGGAGTCCCTTTATGAAGAGGGTTTATTGAAGAATATTGTCTCTCAAGTTGTTGAGGGCTATTCTGCAGGAGCCACTCCAATCGTGGAAAAGCAGGCTGTAACTGCTGCGCCTAGCGAGAAAGAAATTAACGAATCAAAGCAGATGAAAGCGAAGTTGGAGCAGACGAAAAAACAAATGCTCAACGCAATCGGCAAGAGTTCTTACGGCGGAGTAAACGTCTTCGAAGGAACAACACCAATGCGCTCCGCTGAACCATCTGCAGGAAATGTGATGGAAGGTGTTGAACCTGGGGATCCTGGCGTTGACATCTCGCAAATCTTTAACAATAATTGGGGAAAGCTAATTTAGAAAGGCTGAATTAAAATGGCATGCAATGTAACAATTAAACCAAGAGCGGGAGAATCGGCGGAAAGAATGATTAAGCGTTTTATGAAAAAAGTAAAGAAACAGAGAATCATTGAGCAAGTGAGAGACAGAAGGTATTACAAAAAGAAATCAGATGTTCAACGCCTCACTAAGCAGAAAGCAATCCGTGATGCTCAAAAGAAACTAGCCAAAAAACGGGCTTTAGAGAAAAATATATAAGAATTTTAAGCATTGGGACATAATTACCCAATAGACGGAGAAACAACATGGCAAATTACTATGAATACAAACCAGGACTAGGAGCAGTTGGCGAATACCAGGCGGCAGGAAAACCATTTTTATCAGGCGCTATTGATGTTGATGTGTTATCTTCCGCTGGCACCACTCCGTATAGGGTTGAGTTTCCCTCGGTGACATCCTGGATTTCTATAAGAAACTTGGATGAAGATACTGGAGAAGTGTGTTATGTGGCTTTTTCTGCCAATGGACTACCCTCCCAGGGAGGTTCAAATTATTTTACACTGCCAGACGCCGGCGCAACAGTTCCCATTGTTAGTCCCAACGTGATGAACCTGAAGGTGACGGAAGTCTACCTCGAAGGGACGTCGAACAATGTTGAGATTGTTGCAGGCTTGACTGGTATTGATGTCTCTGAAATTGATAACAACTGGTCTGGCTCCGCAGGCATCGGCTGATAGCACACAACTAATTTAATAAATGAAGCACCCAATAGGGTGCTTTTTTATTTCCAAAATTTCAAAACACCGACCCAAACTAAATTATTCCTTAATTGATTTTAAAAAACAAGCATAGGCGTCTCTAAACGGGGGTGCCTTTTCTATTTCTTTTTGGATCTCCTAAAATATCTGCTTTTTTCGCAGAAGAACAAAACAAATAAAAATACTTCCGATTTCTCCAATGATTTCAGCTAATTACCTC